AGAGGGTTGGCAGCACAGATACTAAGGCATAGGTCTTTCACATACCAGGAATTTTCACAGAGGTATGCTGATAGTAGTTTGTTGGATGATATTATACCTATTCCTGAGTTACGTAGACAGGATACAAAGAATCGTCAGAATTCTACTGATGATTTGGATCCTAAACTTGTACATGATTATGAGATGGGAATCAGAAAGCATTTTGAGAATGCCATGTGGTTGTACAAAGATATGTTATCCAATGGTGTTGCTAAGGAGTGTGCTAGATTTGTGCTGCCACTCGCTACTCCTACCCGTCTATACATGACAGGTAGTGTTCGGTCGTGGGTACACTACATAGACTTACGTTCTGCACATGGAACTCAGAAAGAACACATGGTAATTGCTGAGGAGTGTAGAGATATATTCAAACAACAGTTTCCTATAGTATCAGAAGCATTGGGGTGGAATTAATGCCAACATATCCAGTAAAACATACAGAGACAGGAGAGACTCAAGAACTCTCTATGACTATGAAAGATTATGATCAATGGCGTAAGGATAATCCTGAATGGGATAGAGATTGGTCGCAAGGTTGTGCTAGTCAAGGAGAAGTGGGAGACTGGCGTGATAAAATGAACAAGTCTCACCCTGGTTGGGGTGACATCATGAGGAACAAAGTTTATAAAGTTCCTGGTGCAGTAAATGATGGATATAAATTTTAATTATGGCAGTTAAAAAGAAAGTATCTCCCACTCAAGGCATGTCTAAGAAGATGATGAAGAGGAAGAAGCCTATTAATAGTACTTACTTCCTTGATGTTAATCCTATTACAGATAACCAACAAATATTCTTTGATGAGTGGAGTAAGCAACAGAATCTCTTTGCTTTTGGTGCAGCAGGTACAGGTAAGACATTCATTGCAATGTACCTAGCATTGAAGGATATTATGGATGAGGAGACACCATACGATAAGGTTTATATTGTAAGGTCACTCGTATCTACACGTGAGATTGGGTTCTTACCTGGTACTCATGAGGATAAGGCAGAACTATATCAGATACCATACAAGAATATGGTGAAGCATATGTTTCATATGCCAGATCAAATGAGTTTTGAGATGTTATATGAAAACCTTAAGAGTCAAGAGACTATTTCTTTCTGGTCTACATCATTCCTTCGTGGTACTACTCTTGATGATGCTATTATTATCGTTGATGAGTGTCAGAATCTTAACTTCCATGAGCTTGACTCTATCATGACTCGTGTGGGTCAGGACAGTAAGATAGTATTCTGTGGTGATGTAAATCAATCAGATCTACAGAGAACTAATGAGCGTAATGGTATCCTAGATTTCCAACGCATCCTTCAAGGTATGGAGGAGTTTTCTGAGGTAGAATTTGGTGTGAATGATATTGTTCGTTCGGGACTTGTCAAGTCATACATCATTGCTAAGATGGCGTTAGGATTATGAAGTTTGAACATAATCCTAGGTGCTTTCCTCTTGATAGCACAGCAAAGATGGTTGATGGTAAGAGAGTTTATGCTACACCTAATGGTGAGTTTTATCCTTCAATTACTACAGTCATTGGTAACAATGCCAAGAAGCAAGCAGGTCTTGCTAAGTGGAGAGCACGTGTAGGTAAGGAGAAAGCAGCAGATATCTCCTCAAGGTCTGCTGCACGTGGTACTACCTTTCATAGTATTACTGAGGACTATCTTAACAATGAGTTGGAGATTGGAAAGTATAATGCTACTCCACTTCCTGTTATAATGTTTGAGCAGACTAAAAAAACCTTTGATCGTATAGGTAATATATACTTACAGGAAGCATTTCTTTATTCAAAACATTTAGAAGTTGCTGGTCGTGTTGATTTGGTTGCCGAATTTGACGGTGAATTATCAATCATAGACTTCAAGACTTCTGCTGCACCTAAAAGAGAAGCATACTTATACGATTACTTTGTTCAAGAGACAGCATACGCATGTTGTTTTCAAGAACTGTACAGTTTAACTGTCAAACAACTCGTGACTATTGTTGCTTGTGAGAATGGTGAAACTCAGGTCGTAATTAAACCACCTAAGAAGGAGTACCTTCTGAAACTCATACAGTACATAGACGAGTACCGAAACAGATATGGAAAAACGGAACTTACTTGAAGATAAATTTATGACTAGTGCAAAATTCTCCCAAGAGGTAGAGAAGATTGCTGTGACTAATGTGGATATGAACTACATAGATGCAGTGCTTCACCTCTGTGAAAAAAATGAAATTGAAGTGGAATCCGTATCAAAATTGATATCAAAACCACTGAAAGAGAAGCTTAAATGTGAAGCGCAGAGATTAAATTACATGAAAAAAACAAGTCGTGCAAAGTTAATGTTGGTATGAGTAGTAAATTTTTTCAATCAGAACTGGTACGAGGTGACATCCAAGAGATGGCTGCTCTTCAAGAGTTTTGTTTCAGATCAGCAACTAATCTTGTTCTCCTTGATAAGGAAAGGAAGTTACAATATTTTGAGGCCTTAAGGAGACTCCTTGACAAGCAGAAAATTTTTCATGCTCGTCTTATGTTGAGTGATGATCCAGAGGCGAAGCAAGTTGCTGCTAACATGAAGCAAGCAGTTGTAATGCTGGGTGGTGACCCAAATTTGAACGTGCAGGACATGTTTGACGATTTGTTACGGAAGATAGATAATTTTGAGGAAATGGTTGACAAGCAGCCCTAGGTTGTGCTATAAATAGTATATCGGGTTCGCTACTCGGTACGGGAGTGACTGAATAAACTTGCTGGCATAAGGCTAGTTAAGGTGATGAGACAGAGGTGGTGCTCGCTGTGCTTGCACAGAATCATCCTACCAGATGGGTCTCATACAGTGAGGTAAAAATCTACTAATGTAGCAATGCCCCTTACTTGTTGGTATACATTAATCCAATCTCCCACCCCAAATCTAATAAAATCTAAAACAATATGTCATTCGCAGACTTAAAGAAAAAATCAGGCAACAATTTACAGTTCTTACAGAAAGAATTAGAGAAAACAGTAAGTGGTAGGCAAGTAGACGAACGCTTCTGGAAACCAGAAGTTGATGCAAGCGGCAACGGTTATGCCGTCATTCGTTTCTTACCAGCACCAGAAGGAGAGACAGTACCTTGGGCAAAGGTATACAGTCATGCATTCCAAGGACCAGGCGGTTGGTACATTGAAAACAGTCTTACAACACTGGGTGATAAGGATCCAGTAGGTGAGGTAAACCGTAGGCTGTGGAACGATGGATCAGAAGAAGGCAAGGACGTTGCACGTAGACAGAAGCGTAAGCTCTCATACTACAGTAACATTCAAGTCATTAAGGATCCTAAGCATCCTGAGTACGAAGGTAAGACATTCTTGTACAAGTATGGCAAGAAGATTCACGACAAGATCCTTGCAGCAATGCAACCTGAGTTCCAAGATGAGACACCTGTAAATGTGTTTGATCTTTGGGAAGGTGCTAACTTCAAGTTGAAGATTAAGAAAGTCGCAGGGTTCTGGAATTATGATAGCAGTGAGTTTGATTCTGTTAGTGCTCTTAGTTCAGATGATACTGAACTTGAAGCAACGTGGAAAGCGGAGCATTCGCTAGAAGCGTTCACAGCACGTGATCAGTTCAAATCATATGAAGACCTAGAGAAGAGGTTAAACCTTGTTCTAGGGTCTTCTCCACGTGCTACAGTACCATCTGTAGACAGTGAGGAGTATGAACCAGTCGCAGCAGCACCAGAACAGTCATCATTCCGTCAGCAAATGTCTGCTCCTGTTAAGAAGGAAGCAGTTGTTGAAGATGATGATGCTCTCTCGTACTTTGCATCCCTAGCATCCGATGACTGATAGAGTTGACCTCTGGGTCAACTATAAAAAAGTTCTTGATGATGTTTTCCCTGAGTTTAAATTTGATTCACGGTGGTGTGAATGGAAAGGTGAAGGTGATCTGACATTAACAGCAGACATCTTTACTGCTCCTCATTTTATAAAGTCAAGACGAGTAGATATCTTTAATGAAAAATCAGATATCTATAACAATGTAATCTATCCTAAGACAGGGAGTAATCTTCCCTGTTTCGGGATGGATCTCATGGGGTTCTTTGAACAGAAAGTCATCATAGTATTTGACTTTCAACATCCAGTAGAAAAATTTGTATTCTCTGTGGATGGTTTACCTAAGGCTGAAAGAGACTATCGTTTCTTTGAGATGGGCAATCATTTTTCAGAGAATATTTTTGTTAGGTACTGTACCTTTAGTGAGGTGGATAATTATCTACCAGAATTTAGACAGTACCTTGAGACCTATCGTAAGATGATAGATGAAGCACAACCTACTGGAGAAGACCTTAGTTTCTACCAAGACTTTGATATATACATGAAGAAATTGGATCCTATCTTAGGATACATGACTAGTAATTTCGGTAAGGATAAATCTGACCGAATGATGGATGAGTTCTTCTTCTCTTACGCTGATGAAAACAATAGGTGAGGTCATGACTAACTTAGAAGTTATAGAAGATTGGCGGTATAGTGAAGATAGAATGGAACTTCGTCGTCATGGGTTAACCACTCTTATGAAGGAGTATGGGTTTGCTTTGGATCAATATGGACAACCACAGTATAGTAATCAATCAATGTATGAGTGTGTCCATGATTGGGTATCCCAAGGTAACAAAAGAACTGATGGTCTTATTAAATACTATCAAGCATATTATGCTACTAAATAAATTCACTTGATAAAATTAAAATGCAAAAAATTGTAAATGTCGTTGCACTGTCGTCTGGTATTGTATCTCTTGCCGTTATCTGTAGTGGGGTATACGTATATGTCAACAAGGATTCTATTGTTGATGGTGTTAAACAACAAGTTATGGATGCTGTTACTGGATCGCTTGGAGACCTTGGTGGATTGGCTGGCGGCGGGTTGGGCAGCGGTTTGGGTGGGGGTGCATTAATCCCTGAAGGTGATGCTGGTATTGCTGGTGGTGGTATTGCTGGTGGTGCCGTTGGTGGTGCTGGTATTGTTGCTCCTCCTGTAATTCCTTCATTCTGAGTAAGTAGATGAAAAAATTAATGGTAGCACTCATGTTGTCTTTGAGTGCTTGTGGGGGAACTCCTGCGGCCGCATATGAACTGGAGACTGAAGATTACTTCACTAATGGTTCAATGGGTTGCATGATGATGAGAGAATGCACTAAGAATGTTAAGGAAGTTAAATCCATTAAAGATATTGAGGATTATC